AATCAAAAAGTAGAATTAGAAACTGTTAAAGTTGGAGAATATACTGCTAAAGCAAATCAAATAGAAAAAGATTTTGATACTGAATATAAAAAACAAATTTTAGCAGTTCAAAGTACAGTTGTAAAATATAATAATATGATTGCTGATGTTGCAAATACTTTTGATTCTGAAATTGAAATATATAAATCTAAAGTAAAAGATTTAGGTATTGATTATACTTCAACTCCATTAGCTAAAATTGCTGATGCAGCAAGAAAAAGTATTATGAATAAACCAACGTATTTTAAATCTGTAATGGATAAATTAAAGTCTTTGTAGTTAATGCTGAAACTAATAAAAAAAATTATGGAAAATAAAACAAGTTCACCAAAAGGTGGAAACAGAGGTTGCTTATGTAAAGATGGTAAATATTCTCAAAAATGTTGTAATGGAACATTATCAGAACAAGGTGTTGGAAGTTTAGTTGGTGGTTCTACACTTGTAGTTAAAGATGGTGCAGGAAATATAATTTCAACAAGAACAAACTAATTTATAACAAAAAGTTATAAAAATAATTAATATAAAAAAAATAGTATGACAACTGAAAAATTAGTAAACAAAGCATTGTTTGGAAAAACAGAATTAGCTACTCAAAAAGTTGAACTTGGTAAATTAGATGATATTGAAAAAGCAAAATCAAATTCATTAGCTAAAATAAAAAATCATTTTAATAAAAGAGATGTTTGGGGTTCTGAAAGTAATAAAGTTTTAGGTTTAGTTGGAGATATAGAAAGAAAAGGTATTGAATTAAAAAAAGAAGCTAATCTTTTGGATAAAGAATTAGTAAATATTTATACAGAAATATCTAATTTGAAAAAACAAGCTGATTCTTTAGGATTAGAATTGCCACAATCATTAAATTTATTAGATGGTGTTTCAATATCTGCTTATGGAAATAAATTTGCAGATACTAATATAATTGTTGATGAATTTAAAAGTAAACTTAAATAAGTAAATATGAATGTAATTAATGAAATCAAAACTCTTTTGGGTATGGAAGTAAAACTTGCTCAAATGAAACTTAAAGATGGAGTTACTGTTATAGAAGCAGATGCTTTTGAAATGGATAACAATGTTTTTATTGTAAATGGTGAGGAAAAAATTCCTGTACCTGTTGGAGAATACGAACTTGAAGATGGTATGATTTTAGTAGTATCTGTTGAAGGTATTATTGCTGAAATTAAAGAAGCAGTTGTTGAAGAAGAAACTGCACCTGAAGTAGAAGTTGAGGTTGAAGCACAAGCTGAAGCAGTAGCTACTCCAAAACGTATTGTAGAATCAGTTTCTAAAGAAATGTTTTTTTCTGAAATTGAAAAATTAAGAACTGAAATTGCTGAATTAAAATTAGCAAAAGAAGTTGTTAAAGAAGAATTAAGTTCTGATGTTGTTGTTGAACCATTAACACATTCACCTGAAATTAAATCTGAAGTAAGATTAAATAAAATATCAACTAATCGCATAATGACTACACAAGACGTAGTTAATGCAAAACTTTTTAACTAAAAAATAATAAATTATGCCTACTACAACAACTATTACTTCTCCAACTTATGCGGGAGAATTTGCAGGAAAATATATTTCTGCTGCTTTACTTTCAGGTTCTACTATTGCTAATGGTGGAATTGAAGTATTGCCAAATATTAAATTTAAGCAAGTAATCAACAGAATTGCTACTGATGCTATCATTGCAAATGCAACTTGTGATTTTTCTGCTACATCTACTGTAACAATTACTGAAAGAATTATCCAACCTGAAGAATTCCAAGTAAATTTACAACTTTGTAAGAAAGATTTCCACGCAACTTGGGAAGCGATTTCAATGGGTTATTCTGCTTTCGATACTTTGCCTCCAAGTTTTGCTGATTTTTTAATTTCTCACGTAGCTGCTAAAGTTGCTGAAAAAACAGAACAAAACATTTGGAAAGGTGTTACTGCTAATGCAGGAGAATTTGATGGATTTACTGCTTTATTAACTGCTGATGCAGGTTTACCTACTGCTCAAGAAGTTGCTGCAACATCTACTAACATTACTGCTTCAGGAACTGTAATTGCTGAACTTGGAAAACTTGTTGATGCTATCCCTGCTGCACTTTATGGAAAAGAAGATTTATATCTTTATGTTTCTCAAGCAACTGCAAGAGCATACGTTAGAGCATTAGGAGGTTTTGGAGCCACAGGATTAGGTGCTAATTGTACAAATGCACAAGGAACACAATGGTTTAACAATGGTTCTCTTTCTTTTGATGGTATCAAAATATTTGTTGCAAATGGATTAGCTAATACTGTAGCTATTGCTGCTCAAAAATCCAACCTTTACTTTGGAACAGGTTTATTGAATGACTCAAATGAAGTTCAAGTAATTGATATGTCTCCAATCGATGGTTCACAAAATGTAAGGGTTGTAATGCGTTTTTGTGCTGCTGTTCAATACGGAGTTGTTGCTGATATTACTACTTACGGAATTACAAACGCTGCTAACTAAAAATTAGTATCGTTATATTAATAAGGGGAGGTAAAATGCCTTCCCTTTTTTTTTAACTTTAAAAATATAAAACTATGCCTTGCGATATATCATTAGGAAGAGCTGTTCAATGTAAAGACAGTTTAGGTGGATTAAAAGCAGTTTACTTCATTAATTGGGGTGATGCTACAACAGTAACATATTCAGGAACTGCAGGACAAGAGGATGTAATTACTGCTTTAGGTGGTACTCCTACAGGTTACAAATATGAATTAAAAGGAACTTCAACTTTTGAACAAACTTTAACAAGTTCAAGAGATAATGGAACTACTTTTGTTGACCAAAAATTATCTTTAGATATTAAAAAATTAACTATTGCTGACCATAAACAACTTAAACTTTTAGCTTATGGAAGACCACAAGTTATTGTTGAAGATAACAATGGTAGTTTCTTTATGGCAGGTTTAACTAAAGGAATGGATTTAGTTACTGCTACTATATCTACAGGTGCTGCAATGGGTGACGCTTCATCTTACAAAATGGAATTTCAAGGGATGGAAAAATTACCTGCTAATTTTGTAACAGGCCCATTAACTACAGGAATACTTGCTTCTATTGTTGAAGGTACTGTAGCATAATATTTGTTTTGTTTGTTTTTAAAAAGGTGTACTTTAATTAGTATGCCTTTTTTGTTTTAAAACAATTATACGTTAAATTTATTATTAATAAAAATAGTTTATGATAATCTTAAAAGAACAAAATACTGCACAAACATTTAGCTTTATTCCACGTGAATTAAAAGCTACTACTATTGTTTTAAGAAATGAAACAACAGGAACTGAAACAAATATAGCTGCTGATTTCTTTTTATCTGATTATTATTTAACAACTACAACTATATTTAGTTTAAAAGAAAATACGTTTTATAACTTGACTATTAAAAACAATAATGACATAGTTTACAAAGATAAAGTTTTTTGTACTAATCAAAGTTCAGATACATATACAGTCAATCAAAATCAATACGTAGCAAATGCTACAGACAACGAATTTAAAGTTTATGAGTAATATATCAATAGTAAATTTAAGTGCTTATACAAGTCCTGTAATACAAGAAAATAAAAAGAATGATTTTATTGAATATGGAAGTGATAATAATTACTTTCAATATTTAATTGATAGATATTTGTATAGTGCTACAAATGGTGCTATTATAACAGGTGTTGCTAATATGATTTATGGCAAAGGATTAGATGCTTTAGATTCTAATCGGAAGCCAAATGAATATGCACAAATGAAGTCTATTATAAAAGATTCTGATTTAAAGAAAATAGCTTTAGAAAGAAAACTTTTAGGAATGGCTGCAATGCAAGTTGTAATGGAAAAGAAACAAGTAAAACAAGTTTTACACTTTCCAATGCAAACATTAAGAGCAGAAAAATGTAATGATAAAGGACAAATTGAAGCTTGGTATTATTTCCCTGATTGGACAAAAAGGAAACCTTCTGAAAAACCAAAACGTATTCCTGCTTTTGGATTTGGTAATGGCAATGAAGTTGAAATATACGTTATTAAACCTTATGTTAGTGGATTTGATTATTATAGTCCTATCGATTATTCAGGAGCTTTACCTTATGCTTTATTAGAAGAAAACATAGCAGATTATCAAATTAATGATTGTCAAAATGGTTTTAGTGGTACTAAAGTTATAAATTTCAATGCAGGTATTCCTACAGAGGAAATGCGTGATAAAATTAAACGTGATGTTTTAAATAAACTTACAGGTGCAAGAGGAGAAAAAGTAATTGTTGCTTTTAATCAAAACGCTGAATCAAAAACAACTGTAGAAGATTTACCATTAAATGATGCTCCTGCACATTACGAATATTTATCTAAAGAATGTTTTGAAAAACTAATAGTAGGACATAGAGTTACTTCTCCAATGCTATTAGGAATTAGAACAGGAGATGGTGGTTTAGGTAACAATGCAGATGAAATAAAGACTGCTACGCTATTATTTGACAATATAGTTATAAAGCCATATCAATTAGAAATTATTGAAGCATTAGATACTATTTTAGCTATTAATAGTATATCATTAAAGTTATATTTTAAAACAATACAACCTTTAGAGTTTGTTGATGTATCGGGAATGGGTGCTGAAACAAAAGAAGAAGAAACAGGTGTTAAAATGTCTGCTGAAACTAATGTAGAATTAGATGATTTTCTTTCTTCTAAAGGAGAAATATTACCTGATAATTGGGTTTGTGTTGATGAAACAGAAGTTGATTATGATAGTGAAGAAGAATTAGATTTAGAAATTAATAATCTAAACAAAAAAAGTACATTGTCTAAAATATGGGATTTTGCTACAAGTGTAGGTTCAAAACCAAATGCTAAATCTTCACAAGATAAAGAAATAGATAGTTTTAAATTTATTACAAGATATTCTTATACAGGAAATCAAAGTCCTGAAAGAGAATTTTGTCAAAAAATGATGTCTGCTTCTAACAATGGAAGAGTTTATAGAAAAGAAGATTTAGAAAATGTAAATTCTAAATTAGTTAATGATGGATTTGAACACAATAATACTCCATATAATATCTTCTTATATAAAGGTGGTCCAAGATGTCACCATAAATTCTTAAGAAAAACTTTTGTAAATATGGAAGGTGTTAAAATTGATGTTAATAATCCTAATGCCAAAACAATATCAGTTGCAACTGCTGAAAAATATGGTTATAGAGTTAGAAATCAAAAAGAAGTAGCAATGATGCCGAATGATATGCCTTCAAAAGGTTTTCATCCAAACAATAATAATTTACCAATAGACGCACAATAATTATGGCACAAGGATTATTTATAACTACAAATGACATAGTTAAATTTACTAATTTGAATGGTAATTTAGACCCTGATATATATACACAATATATATTTCAAGCACAACAATTACATATTCAAAATTATTTAGGAACTAAACTATACGATAAGATTAATGATGGCATTGTTGCAGGTAATTTAGCTGCTCCATATACAACGCTTTTAAGCAAATATATTAAACCAATGGTAATACATTGGGCAATGGTAGAATTTTTACCTTACGCAGCTTATAAAGTATCAAATAAAGGAGTATTTAAACATAATTCAGAAAATAGCTCTACAGTTGAAAAAACTGAAATAGATTTCTTGATTGAAAAAGAAAGAGATGTAGCACAATCATACACAAATAGGTTTATAGATTATATGTGTTTTAATCAAAATTTATTCCCTGAATACAATACAAATTCAAATGCAGATGTATTTCCTGATAAAGACGCAAATTTCACAGGATGGGTACTATAAAAGAAACATACAAACCAAAAGAAACTAACATAAAAAAGTTAGAGGTATTTCTAAAAAAATTAAACAAAGATAAATAATGGCATTAGATTTTACACATATAAAAGGAGATTCATTTGAAGCAGTAAACTTTCAAATGCTTGTTAATTCTGTAGCTTTAAACTTAACAGGTTGCACGTTAAGAATGCAATTAAGAAAAGAATATGGAGGTGTAATATTTCTTTCATTAACTTCAGTTGCAAGTGCAGGTATAACTATAACTTCTGCTGCTACAGGTTTATTTAGAATTAATAAACAAATAATTAATATTGATGCTTTTAATTATATTTATGATATTGAATTAATTAAAGCAGATGGTACTGTTAAAACATATATAAGTGGAAACTTTTCAATAATTAATGATGTAACTCGATAATGGCAAACGATATAATAGATATTAATGTTTCAGAAACAGTAGAAACGGTTGCAATAACTGTAAATCCAAATTTAACAACTGTAAATATTAACCAAGTTACAGGAGGAGGAGTTGGAACTACAAATTTAAGTACAACACAAACTGCAAGTAATTTTACTATTAATTCAGATACAGGAGAAGATGCTGTTGTGCCTTTAGGAAATGGTACAAATGCAGGTGCAAGTTTGAACAATTACACAACTGCTGAACAAACTAAATTATCAGGAATTGCAACAGGTGCTGAAGTAAATGTAAATGCAGATTGGTTAGCAGTTAGTGGTGATGCTCAAATATTAAATAAACCAACAATTAGTGGTACAAATACAGGTGACCAAAACTTACAAACAGTAACAAACGGAGTAGGAAATAATACTACAAACAACTCTATAACTGCAAATTCATTTATTAAATCAGGTTATACAGGAACTAATATATTATT